GACCGCGTGCAGGAATACGAGCGCTCCCTGCGCGCGCGACTGGTCGACTCCGGCGTGATGTCCGAAGAACTGGCAGCCGAGCTCGATCGCCGCTACCCGAACTGGATCAAGACCAACGTGCTGCAGTACATGTCCGACGACACGGGCGCGGGCATGAAGTCCGGTACCAAGCTCGGACTCAGCGACAGCGGACTGCGTTCCTACACGCTCGAGGGCAGCGAGAAGCCGGTCGAGTCCCCGCTGGTGGGGCTGGCGCGCTACACGTACGAAGTCGAGCGCATGGCGATGAAGAACGAGGCCGCGGTCGGCTTCATGAAGATGACCGGTGGCCGGGACCTGCGCCTGGTCTCGTCCAACTACAAGATCGACCCCAAGGTCGAGACCGTCGTCAACATGTTCCAGAACGGCGAGAAGCAGCGCTACGTCACCTCCAACAAGTGGCTGGGCGAGGCGATCAATGGCGCGGGCGTGGCGGACGTTCCCGAATGGGCGAGTGCCTGGACGAACTACTTCCGCATGCTCGCCACTGCGCGCAACCCGCTGTTCCTGGCAGCCAACGCCGGCAACGACGCGGCGGAGTACCTGATCCGCACCTCGGCGATCGAGGGTGGCCCCCACCACGCCGGCGGCATTCTCGGCACGCTGTTCCAGTCCTACCACGACGCCTTCCAGGGACTGCTCACCGGCGAGTTCAAGGGGGAGTTCACCCAGCAGTACCTGCTCAAGGGTGGCGGCATGGCGACCGGCTTCTTCCGCGGCCCAGAGGGACCTGGCTCTTCGAAGACGTACGAGCAAGCCTTGTCGCGGCTGGCTGGTGGACCGCTGGTCGACATCAGCAGCACCAGCGGGCTGATGAAAGCGCTCGAGGGGCTGGTCAAGATGCGCTGGGTGGAGCGCATCGGCGAGCGCATCGAGCTCGCGCCCCACGTGGCTGCCTACCGCCGCGCGCTGATGCGCGGCGAGAACCCGACGCAAGCCATGGTCCGCGGTCGCGACGTGACGCTCGACTTCGCCCGCGGCGGCACAGCCGTGAAGTACATCAACAACTTCATCCCGTTCTTCAACGCGTCGGTGCAGGGCTCGGCCCAACTGGTGCGCATGGCGCGCGAGAACCCCGCCGGCGCAGCGCTGACGGTCACCACCCTGATCGGCGTGCCGACCGCGCTGGCGGAGTTGTGGAATCGCGGCTACAACCCCGACGGCTCGCGTGACGAGCAGCGCGCCCAGGACTACGCCGACGTGCCGCAGTACGAAAAAGACCGCGGCGTGGTGGTGATGCTGCCGGGCGAGCCGGACATCGATCCGCAGGGTAACCGTCGGCCGCGCTACGTCACCATGAACCTGCGCAACTTCGCCGTGTTCTCGACCCTGGCGCGCGACGTCACCGCTCGAGCGCTCGGCGACGAGACGCGCGGCGTGGGCGACACGCTCTCCAGCGAGGCGAAGGCAGCCATCCCGTCGGTCGAGCCAGCCCAGTTGCTGGGCTCCACCGCGCGCTCTGTACCAGGGCTGAGTACCGCCGCGCAGTTGGCCATCAACCACGACCTGTACCGCGACCGCTACATCATGAGCGACCGCGCCGATCAGGAGGCCTCGACGACAGCCAAGACGCTCGCCAACCTCGCACAGCCGGTGGCGGACGTGGCGACCGGCGGCACGGCGCGCGTGCGTCCGTCAGCGATCGACTTCGCGATCCAGAACGAGCTCGCGGGCAGTGGCAGTTCCGCGCTGGGGCTGGGCACCATGGCCGGACGCGGCATCCGCGCTGGAGCGAATCTCGTCAGCGGGGCAGAGGAACCGCTTCCGGAAGACGTCTCCGCAATCGGCGTCAGCGGCGTACCGGTGGTCGGCGGGCTGGCGGGTCGCTTCGTACGCAACCAGGTCGGCCAGCAACTCCAGAATGAAACGGCGGAGTCGCTCACGCCGAGCGCGCGTCAACAACTGCGCGCGGCAGGGGTGAACTACGTGCCGGGTACGGTGAGCCCCACCATCCAGAACGTGCCGCTGCTGCGAAGTGAGCAGCTCGACTACCAGCGGCTCGCGAATCGCTACGTGGACGACGAGCTGCAGCGGCTGTTGCGCTCGGCGCAGTTCCAGCGGCTGAACACCGACGACCGCGAGCGACTGGTACAAGCCGCGGCGCAGCGTGGACGCTCACGTGCGGCAGACGAGATCATGCGCACGATTCCGGCAGCGCGGCGCCGAGCCGTTGCGCGGCCCAAACTTCCAGCGAGGGTGTAACGCATGGGCATCAGAATCCTGCCGAACGGTCAGTGGATCGATGACACGACGGGCAAGCCCGTCCCGCCCGGCTCTCGCCTGGATCCGAATACGGGCGCGATCATTCCGCCGGGCGGTACGGCGAGCACCGGGTCGACGGCTCCAGCCGGCGCTGCGGGGCAAGCTGGGCCGGCCGTCCAGGGCACTGCTCCAGCGCAAGCAGCGGCGGCGGCGGCAGCCGCTCCAGCCCCGGCACAGGCAGCGGCTGGTGGCGACACGACGACGCCAGTACTGAGCGGCAAGCTCAAGGAGTGGTCCGACGCGCACGGCGGCATCGCGTCTGGCCCGTCGCCGGTCAAGATCAAGATCGACGCCAAGGGCAACTACATCGACAACCACGAGAAAGATCACCCGTGGCAGCAGTACATGTTCAGCGACGGCTCGCGGCTGGTCGTCAACGACCTGCAGGAAACCGAGCCCACCTGGACGGTCGACACGGGGCCGCGCAATACCGCGCTGGGCAAGTTCCAGACCCAGTTCGGCAACCAGGTCGGTCAGGCTGCCATCGATACCAAGCTCAGTCCGGACGGAAGCGCTGACCCGAACCCGTACTACGTCTACACCTTCGTCGACCAGAACGGGAAGGTCACCACCGTCAGCATGAACGCGTCTGGCCAGATCGGCGACGCGCCCAAGACGACGAGTGGTGGACCGGCCAGTCAACCAGTCGCCAACACCCAGGTCAGCCCGGACGGCACCAAGACCACCACCTGGTGGGAGCGGGACGCGCAGGGCAACTGGCACGAGGCCAAGGGGCTGCCGCCGGAGGTCATCAAGGGCGACAAGGCGTGGAACAACACCAGCTGGATCGAGACCAAAGACGGCAAGGTGCTGATGGGCTTCGACCCTGCCGACAACGTGTTCAAGGCGGTACCTGGCGCGCCGACGGTGCCGTCTCAGCCGTCGCAGGTCATCTACCAGACCACGTACGACGCCCAGGGGCACGAAGTCAAAAGCCCGATGCAGTACGACCCTGCCGCGGGGCAGTTCGTGCCAGCCAAGGGGCTGGCGCCTGCCACCAGCCCGGTCGGCCCGCCGTCGGCGGCAACCACGTGGGTGCCGGTCTACCGCGTGCCGAACGACCCGACGTCGGGCGTGATCGCGCTGCAGGACCCCAGCAGCAAAGAGACGCACCCGGTCGCCGAGAAGCAACCCATCACCTGGGACGACGCGCACGGGCAGCGCTGGGCCTGGGACGGCAACCTCAGTCACCAGCCACAGCCGCTGGGCCAACCCTCGAAGACCATCACGCCGTATACGGGTGCGGGCGCGGATCAGCTGAATCTGACCTACGTCGACGAGAAGGGCCAGATCCAGACCCAGCCCAACACCAACTTCATCCCCAAGACCCAGGCTGACATCGCCGCGCGCGCGCAACAGATCCACCAGGCGCAGGTGGCCATGGGGCAGCAGGTCCAGGCGAAGGTCGGCCAGGTCGTCAACGGCAAGGTCTACACCGCGGACGATGCGCTGCGCGACTTCAACCAGTGGTACGACCGCACCATCACCCCACAGAACCAGGCCCTGCAGGGGGCGATGAACCAGGTCGCGTACGACCGCGGCAAAGAGATGATGACCTCGCGCACGAGCGCGCAGAACGCCGCGACCTCGTACGGCACCGGCCTGGCCAACGCGTTCGGCGAGATGGTCAAGGCCAAGCCGGTCACCAACCCCGCGGCGTACGCTGCCGCGTCGGCGGAGTTGGCCAAGGGCAAGATCCCCTCGGACATCAGCGGCCTGCTGTGGGAAGGTCCAGACCCGGTCGACCTGTACAAGCAGGGCGCCATGAACGCGCTCAAGTACATCGATCCGGCAGCTGCAGCGGCGAATGGGCTGCCCGCGCCGAACTACCAGAACATGGACGTAAGCGGGTTGACGCGCAACATGTACACCGCGCCTGGTGTAGGGGGCACGCCGTTCGCGCAGACTGCTCCGTCGCCGGCGGCACCAAACGGCGTCACGCCGATGGGCGCGGGTGGCACACCCGTGGCTGCCCAGGCGCGCACGGGTGGCCAGGACCAGAGCGGCTATCCCACGCAGGGCGCGGCGGCGACGGGCAACGTCATGTCCCAGACTGACTACGACGCGTTGCGCGCACGCCAGCAAGCCGATGTGGCGCTCCAGCAGCGCCAGGCGCAGGCGATGCCCGCTCAGAACGTGACAGCTGACTGGCGTTACGACCGCGAGGGAATACCCCCGACGATGGATCAGGTCCAGCAGCAGTGGATCGGCGCTGAGCAGAACCCTCAACCAGCGTCGATGGTGCCTATGGGCCAGCCCTACCAGGCGCCAGGTGTGCCGCCGACAGATCCAGCCATGCCCCAGTGGCTCCTCAATGGCACGGCGCCAGACGTGCCGCCCCAGCCACCGGCGTCAGGCTTCTTCGACCCCTATTGGGCCCAGTATGCATACGGAGGCTAAAGGTGCGTCCATGTTTGTCCGGTGACGATTTGACCCAAGTTGCCACGGCTAGTTCCAAAGAGGTTCGCAATCACGACCTGGCTGAATCGCCCAGTGGCATACATGGCACGAATCGCCAGAACGTCACGTTCCGTCAGCTTAGCTCTGGGGTTCTCCGTTCCGCGAAGGCGTTTGCGCCAGGGGTGGTTAGTTCCTCTTGCTGTGCGTTCTGGCCGCGTATAGCGACCGTGCCGGCTACCTACGGCGGCTCTTCCAGCTTCGCGCATGTGTTGCGAGTTTTGAGCATGAGTTCCAAGAGTTAGATGACTTGGCTCATAGCAGCGTCGATAAGTTTGGTCCCCAGGTGCGTACAGAACATCGCATAGATGCTGAACCTGTAACTGTGCCGGAATGGGGCCGAATGCAAGTTTGTAAGCATGCCGGTGTACAAGGACTTGTTTTTTGTTCTGTACGAAACGTCCGTAGCCCTCACGGGTAACAGTCTTTTCCCACAACAGGCACGGTTTCAGTTCCCAGGCATTTGACACGTAATAGGAGATCAGAGAAGATGACGGACGAACCAAACACCCCTTCAGAGGGCGCACCGTCGCCAGATGTCGCCGCTTCGGAGCCAGTTTCCGACGAGTCAAGCCAGGGGTCTTCGCACTGGTGGGATCGCTTGCTCAACAAGCGAACCCCCTCGGAGGCAACCAGCGATGACGGGGAGCCGAGCCAGCCAGGCAGCACGTCGAAGCCACTGTCGCTGACCCAGGAGGAGTTAGAGCGTCGGGTTCAGTCAGAGACTGACCGTCGTGAAGCGCAGCGTGCCGCACGCCAGCGAGCTGAAGAGCGGAAGAAACTCCGCGACGAAGACCCGTGGGCGTACGCCGAGCAGGAGCGCCAGGCCGAACAGGCCCAGGAGCAGAATGCCAGTGTGACCTCGTTCTTCGCGAACGTAGGCACCCAGCACGACCGCGTTGCCATCGACCCGCTCATGGAAGCTCTGCCGCTCACCGAGCGTCAGCGCATCATGGCGCTCCAGGGCGCCGGAGTCGGGTTGGACGGTCGCAAGCTCGTGGTGAACGAAGCGCTCAAAGCACTCGAGAAAAAATGGAAAGCTGATGGTGAGCGGGAGGCCGAGAGTAAGCTGCGGCGCAACCAGGCGTTTCGCAAGCAGGTTCTGGCTGAAACTCGAGGACAGTTCGTCGAACCAGAGCTCCTGCCAGCCAGCAGTGGATCCTCCGCTGACAAGAAGGTCGCCGACATCCTCCGTGACTATTACGGAGTGGGGGGTGCGCGACACAACGCTGCGGGCTAACTCGCCGCTGAGCTCATCGCGAGAGTTGGCCCCGTTCGATAGAGGGCCACTCTCATTCCTTACAACAGCATCGCCTCCCGTGCCACGCCTGGCTCGGGCCCGCTGATTCCTGAAGACGTGCAGCGGGACATCGTCCAGTCGATCGAAGTCAAGAGCGCTGCCATGTCGCTCATGCCCCACGTCCGCATGAAGCGCGCCCAGCAGCGCATCCCGGTCATGTCGCAACTGCCGGTGGCGTACTGGATCACCGGCGCCTCGCTGGACGCGCGCGACATCGGTATGAAGCAGACGACCTCGCTGCTGTGGGACAACGTCTACCTCAACGCTGAAGAGATGGCGGTCATCGTCCCCATCGCGAAGAACCTGCTCGACGACATGGACTACGACTTCTGGTCGCAGACCAAGCCGAAGATTACCGAAGCCTTTGCGGTCGCCTTGGACGATGCGATCTTCTTCGGCACCAACGCGCCGTCGACGTTTCCGCCCTCGATCGTCTCGGGCGCCAACAGCGCGGGCAACCTGGTCCTGGCCGGCACCTCCACCGTCGACTTTGTTGACGACATCAACAACGCCATGGGGCTGGTGGAAGCTGACGGCTTCGACGTGACTGGCTTCTGGGCTCGTCGCCAGGTCAAGGCCAAGTTGCGCGGTATGCGCGACACGACCAAGGGCATGCTCTTCGTCGGTGACAACTCGACGCCGAACGCCGCGATCAATACCGGCAGTCTCTTCGGCGAGC